CCCGTCAGGTGGAAAAATGGTCCTGAAGGTGTGAAGCTCGCGGCGTTCGCCACTGCTGCGGTCGGTTGCTGTTGGATCGGCACGAAGCGGTTGTTCCAGCCCGGCACCCAGGTATTGGTGACGGTGGAGCAGAGCCACTGCTCGCCGCTGATTACGTTCACCCAGGGCGTGTAGCCGGTTTGGCCAGCAGTGCAGACCTGGTTGAGCGGAGGATCTGCGGTTTGCAGGCCTCCAGAGCCCGAAAAACCACCGAACTGCGGTGTCATGGTCCCAACCAGCACCATGGCGCCCGATCGGTGATAGCCGGCCTTGGTGCCTGATTGCGCACGCAGGACGTTGAAGACTGTCGTCGTGCCAGGCGCCAGGGAAATTACTCCCAGAGCTTCCTGGTCGATAAACAGGTAGGTGACGGGCTGCGCTCCGAAGGCAGCGAGCTGCACTCCGGTGGCGGATGCCAATTGCACCTGGGTTGCGAGCGTCGCCTGGGCGCCGCCGGCAAGAGTTGCTGGGCCGGCGCCGACTGCAGCGCTCAGTGTCGTCTGGGTCAACGAAGTCTGCGCAAACGCGCACGCAGCGACGAAGACCATGACGAGGGATAGTGCTTTGAAGAATTTGCTCATGTTGGTCGTGTTGCTCCTTCTGTCTGGATTTGGTCGCTGCTTAAGCGGTGATGCGGCAGGCGAGTTCGGGATAGAGCGTGGCCACTCCGTACAACACATCAGCACGGAACGGGAAGCGATCCTGGTTGATGTCGTACGCGCGGACCAGGCGGATCGATGCAGCCAGCTCTTTCGAGGCTGCACGTTCTGCGATGTCCACTCCACCAGGCAGGACCAGGTCAGCCATGCCGAGCGTGAAGGCGTCGGGATGGAACGCCAGAGCGCGCGAGGTGGGACCAGTGCCAGAAGCTCCCTGGACAGTGACCGCCGCGGCGTTAGCGGGCGAGGCCGAAGCATTCATGAACGGACCAGCCGTGATCAGTCCGTTGCCGGATGGGCCGGCGATCGGGATCGCAGCTGCGTTGCCGGCCGCGATCACGGGCTGAGTGACAACCCATTGTGCGAGCGACTGAGTGGGCTGACGGTTCTGCGGGTTCACGGCGAACGAACCAGCGAAGCTGATGATGTCGCCCTGGTTCAGGATCGGCCCGTTCGGCCAGCCGTTGGTGTTGATGACTGAGCCGTTCTGGCCGGCACCGTTGACCTGCGGACCAGTGCCGCCGGCGTAAGCGCCGACAGTCTGCACGCGCACGTTCTGGTCGAGATACCAGTCGAAGCCCAGGCCCTCGCCCATCATGCCTTTGTCGTATTGTTCCTTGATGCGATCGCTCGCCTGGAACAGACCTTTCAAGGCATCGACGATCACTGCGTTCATGCCCGGAGAGATCACGACGCAGCGGTCTTCGAAAGGTACCGCCATTTCGGAGAGACGCTGACCGGCTTGCAGGTAGGTTAGAGCCAGGTTCGGCACTGTGCCCGGCGTGCCGATTTCGTTGAAGACGTTCAGGTACTGGCCGAGAACGTCGAAGTCGACGAAGTTCGCGAGAGTCGCGATTCCCGGACGCACGAAGCGTTTCGAGAAGTCGTCGATCGAGAGCGCCAGATCTTGCGATCCGAACGCCAGGCCGAGGTGACGCTGCACATTGAGGATCAAAGGCACGCTGGTTTCAGTCGCGTCTTCGATCTGCAGAGCTTGGCCGAGCGCGGTCAGATAGCGCGGAGGCCTGCGGATGTTGAGCACCGTGCCGATCTTCGCGCCTTCGATGCCGAACTTGTCGTCGTACTCGCGGTTGACGTGCTTCGCGGCCGCGAGGTTGTTCACGAGGACGCGCAATGCTTCGCGCGTCACCATGCCGATCGTCAGGTACGTGTTGATGAATTTCCCGAAGACCCCAAAGAAGAGGACGTCCAGGACGAAGCAAAGAAGTTTACCCATGGTGAGCCGGACCCCTTTAATGCCGGCGTCGTTGTGCTCGCTCCTGCTCATTGCGCTTGCGGATCCAGTCGTCGGTCGACATCTTGGGATCGCGCATGTCAGTGGCAGAGGCGGCGGTGGTCGAGCGTTTCACTGGCGTCGTCGGCGCCGGTGTCTTGCTCGTCGGGGTTTTCGCAGCGGATGTGTCAGACGTCGAAGGGGAAAGCGCATGTGAGATGCGACCAACCATCATCTGCACTTTCACCGGGGAGAGGCCTTCGAACTTCGCCATCTCCTCGGGGTTCTTGGCCAGGTGATACAAAACTTCGGGACCGTTGTCAGCTTCGACGACGGCGAGCTGGAAGGCGATGTTCGATTGCTCAGACGCGAACGTGAATGCCGGCGCTGAGGCTACCGTGTCATCGAAATCGTCGTGAGCCGTGCGCGCATCTTCAATGCGGCCGAGGTGCGCGTCGTAGTTGTCCTTCGACGCTTGCTCGGCGGCCTCACGCTGATCTTTTGCCGCTTGCGTCCGCTGTTCATCCCGAACGATCCAGCGGCCGTGCGCGGCGTTCCACTCTTCCCAAGTTTTGAAATCCTTGACCTTCGGCTCAGGATCGGCATCACCAGCCGCTTTCGGCGGCTGTTGTTCCGCGCCAGGTCTCGCAGCGGTGCGTTGCTGCAATTGTTCCTGGGCGTCCCTGAGCTGTGCGGTGAGGCGATCGATGCGCTTCTGCGCGCCTTTCGGCAGAGGTGCATCGTCCTCAGATCCGCTTTCCCCTTTGGCTGCGGGCTTGGTCTTGTCGCCTGGCTCTGAGGCAGGCTTGGTTTTGGTCGCGCCGTCTTTGCCTTCTCCGGCAGCTTCCCCAGTTTTTTCTTTGCCATCGCCTTCGGCCGCCGCGGGAGGAGTGAAGTGTTGCCGCCAGTTTTCACTGGTCGCGTGCTCCAGTTCCTCTTTGGTTTCGGTGGTCGAGACGAGGGTGATGTCGTGATCGGATAGAGCTGTTTCAGCCATGGAATTTCCTCTCCATTGGGATTTGCCGCGGTCAGGCCAGGGCCGCTACTGGTGAACTTGTGGGTGATTTCTGAACCGGTGACACCAGTCCCGCGGAGTGATCGGTTCCTTCACCGATTCACAGCGCGGCGGGTTGCCGGCGATGTAGTGCCGGCATCTCCCGCAGAACTCTCCTTCGTGCGTCGAGGGGTGCTCAAAGCTGACGCTGGCATGGGAGAGCTTGTCTTTCTCGGGCCGCTCCGCCACTTCTAAGCGGCTCCAGATCCGGTCGTCTGAATCGTGATCGCAGTCGGGCTGGCGAGCGTGCAGATGTAGGTTCGATTGCCCGTAGTCGCGACCGAAGTTGTCCCGGTTCCAAGCGATACGCCCGTGCCTGCGACCAGCGTGAGTGTGCCGAGTCCTTGATGCACGATCGTGAGAAACCACTGATAGCCTGGCGCCGGCGGATATCCGAGCTGCGCAGTAAGGTCGGCATACATCTGTGCCGCGGTGCGCGTGGTCTGGTTGCCTGGGTTCGCTGTGGTGTTGATGAGAACTACGTCTTGCGCGCCGGTGATGACGCCGGCCGGCAGCGTGCTACCAGCGGCGAGTGCAAGGGTCTGCCCGAAACACTGCGAAGCGATGATGTCCTGAATCGCGCTGACATCGAAAGATCCCTGGTGAGCAAAGGCGAAGCCGAGAACGCCGAGTGCCGAAACTGCAAGCAGCGGCGTCCAGCCGGCGGAAGTCAAAAGCGCGAGTGCGAATAATCCTTGCATGTGTTTATTCTCCTGGTGCGGACTGGTTCTGCTGCTGCTGCTGCTGTTGCTGTTGCTGCTGCTGTGCTGCCGCGGCCTGCGCCGCCTGATCCTGCTGTTCTAAAGTCTGTTGGTGCTCGACCGCGGAGGTCGCGGCATCATGTGCCTGGCTGTGGAGCTGCAGCGCCAGGTCGGCATCGATCTGCGCCCGCGCGGCCGCGTCCTGGGATTTCGTCGTGATCTCGGCGACGATGATGGGCGTCAGTGCTTTCATCTTCGCCATCAGCACATCGGCGTCGGCGCGCAGCTTCTCGATCTGCAGCTTGCCGGCCTGCTCGACCTGCTTCGTCTCGATGATCTGCTGCGCTTGCTGCAGCGCTCCCACAACCTGCTGGTGGACCTGTGTGAGTGCCTGCAGCTGCGCCTGCGCCTGCTGCGCCTGCATTTCTGGCGTCGAGCCCTGGTCGTCTTCCTGCAACTGCGCCGGCAGCATCTTCTTCAGCCGCTTCGCGATCTCTGGCGCATTGTTCCAGTCCATATTGCCGACCAGGAGATCGCCGACGATCGAGATCACATTCGGCGCGGCCTGGATCAGCGCCATGATCGAGGCGACCGCTTCCTGGCGTTTGGTCTGGTACGAAGGACCGACTGAGATGGCGACGTCGTAGCGACCCACGTTGAGATCGAAGATCTGCTTGATCGCGGGGTTCTGCCGCAGGATCTCGGTTGCCGCTTGCTTCTGCTCTTCGCCGAGGTGCGTGACGACATGATCAGTCGTGCCATCCGGCTTGATGATTCGCAGGATGGTCGGAACGTCATAGACCTTGGGGATCGCCGGCAGCAGCAGTCGGCCAACGCGCCGCAGAGCTCGAGCAGCGTTGTCCGAATAATTCAGGTTGGTGATGTCGCCTTGCTTCTGGCGCGCCAGGACGGCTTTGCCGCTCTCATCGGGGCGCATGCGGCCGAGCGTCGCGTCATTCAGGCCTGTGACCGCTTCGATGTTCGCTGCGGAGGACTGGCGCATCTGTGCGAGGCCGGCGATCGGGACATCGGGCGATTCGCGCTCGGGCAGTGGCAGCAGAGTCCCGCCTTCTATCACTGCATTGCCGAGCAGCACTGCATCAGCCTGGCCGCGGTTCGCAGCCTGCCACTGGGCTTCGTGGTTCTCGATCACCTTCGCATAGCCTTTGTAAGGTGACTTCGGCGCCAGGGCGATCGCTTCGGTGATCGCCGTCTCCCAGTAATTGAACTGACGTTGCGGATCCTTCGCGTCGCGCACCATGCCGGCCATGTAGCGCTTGCCGTTGACGTCGAGATCTTCACCGATCATCGGCACGTTGGGGATGGAATCAAACACTGTGGGGTTGTCCTCGAGGATGTCGACTGCGGTGATGATGGCCTTGTAGCAGATGCGATCTTCGTCGTCGCCTTCGGGCTCTTCGTTGTCTGACGATCCCTCTGCTTCGTCCTCGTTCGATTCCGCTGGGAGCTCGTCGTCGTCGACCTCGGCCTCTTCGCTCTCTTCTGCCTCTTCGTCTTTCTTTTCCGCGGGCCCCATGTACCAGTAATAGGCCACGCGCACTGAGTCTTTGTTCAGCCACTCGCGTGCGTTGTCTCCGATCGAGGAGAAGTCGTCGAGTGAGGCTGCTTTGGCTTTAGGCCATTTGGCTTTGAACTCTTTGCGCGTGAAGTCGAAGATCTTGAAGTGCCACTCGGCATCGCTGTAGTCGAATTCCTCAGCGTTCGGATCCGCGTAGTGCATGAACATGTTCTTGGCACCGCGGATGGTGAGCTCCTGCGGCCTGGTGCCATCAGCGCGCTTCTTCGCGCCCTTCTGATAGCGCGTGTCACACTCGATCCAGCCGAGCCCGCTGATAACCATGTTGTCGAAGGTGATGTCATAGCCAACTTCGGCGTCGGATCCGACCTCGATGTGGCGAAGGATCCCTTGCTCGATCTCTGCCGTCTCGACTGTGGCGCCGTCGCCGAGTGGGTTGACCTGGAGAGCCGGCCGCTGCTGCCGATATTCATTAGTGATGATTCGCTTCGAAGGCTTCAGGCGATTGATCGTGAGGCAGGGGCGCTGCGCTTTGTCGCGTTTGGCCTTGATGTCGAGAGGCCACTGATCGCCAATGTAGAACTCGAAATCATTCAGCGCGTCGCGGCGGAAGTGCGCTTCTGCGGCCTCAGCCAGCTTGAAGCGCTCCATCGCGAGCTCGAGGAACTCTTCTTTCTCTACCTCTGCTGGATCCCGTTCAGGCTTGAACTGCCCGCCTTTGGGGTGTCCCTTGGGATAGCGCTGGCGATCGTTCTTAGGCACTTAGTTCTCGTCGAAGCTCATCAGCGCAAACGGCCGCGGGCAATAGCCAGGATGAAGGTGCGGCAGGATCTCGTCGTAGACCTGCTGGCGCAGATTCGGATCCGCATCCCGCAGCACTGCGATGAAGGTGAAGTCGTCAGTGATCGTGGCCGCCAGGAGTCCGATCGCGTCGGCGGCTTCCTGCTGCGTCATCTCGCGATCCTGGGCAACCTCGTGCGGCGCGATGAACTCCTTCGCCGGCGATTTCTTGTTCTGGTGTTTGTTCACTCGATCCCCATGATGTCGCCTTCGGTGATCATGCAGAGCTCTGGATCGATCGCGCCGGCCAGGTCGTTCCAGTGCGAGAAGCGGATCACCTGGCCAGGCTTCACCGTCGTCGGCCGAAACTTGAACTTGTGATCGAGCTTGCCGGGTCCCACTGCGACGATCGTGCCGCGGATCGGGACGCGCCGATAGTCGGCGTGATCGCCGGTAAGATCGTGCGCGACGTCCATGCACTCAGGCTCTGGCGTGGTGATCACCAGGCCTTTGGCATTCGCGGCGACGCCATCAGTGATGTCTTTCACGCGGACCAGGTCGTCGACGGGCATACGTCGCACCAGAACGCGATCATGGATGGGAACGATGGGAACTTCTGCGTTCATCGATGCCTCAGTAGGGAAGAGAGCTTCAGCGTGGACTTCGCGTCATGCTTCCTCTGCATCGCTTTGCCCTTGGCTGTGATCTTGCTTCCGCGCATGGCGCCCATGTTGTTCATCGCACCATAGACGTAGCGATCGGGATCGACGCCGCGAGGGACGTTGGCGCGCAGCTTGTCTTCGAGGAATTCAGGCACGGCTTCTAGACTTTGGCTTCGCGGTCGGCTTCGGCGCCGCCGCCCTTCTTGTCTGCGATCCCGCCGCCAGTCTCGTCCTCAGCCTCTGGCGCCGACATCTTCATGTGCTCCATGATGTGAGCGGTGAGTTCTTTGCCCTCGTCAGCACCGAATGCGTGAGGCTCGGCCTTGTGCTCATAGGAAGTGAAGTGGTGCTCGGCGATGGCGCCACCGTTCGCCGCGGGGCGCAGTTCGATGTGATCGAGAACTTTTGGCGGCTTGCGCTCGCGGCCTTCATTGGTTGCGGACAATGCTGCTCTCATCGTTGTCTCCTGGTCCTGCCTGAATTCATCCCATCCATCCCAAGCCGTCGTCGCGCGACGGCGGTGGCGGCGCCTGCTCGTTGGCTTTCTTGCGAACCACCGGATGCGCGAACGTCAGCGCGAATGCATCACCATCGTCAGGCGACGTCGAATCGAGCCCCAGCTTCGCGAGACGCTTCTTCATCACATCTTTGGACTCGAGCTTGATGCGCTGCTTCGGATCCGACACAATGATCGGCTTCTTTAGATCCGCGGCGAAGCTGGGCTCTGCATCGATCCCGCCCTTCAGCAGCCACTGCTTCATCTCTTCCCACATGTAGTCGCGGAAGAACACGCAGTGCGGCTTCGGAGAGTCCGCGCCGAAATTCACCACCGTGATGCGGTTCTCAAAGCCTAGAGCTTTCAGTCCTGCTTCCACCGGTGCAGCGATGCCGGCAGAATCGAAGAACAACATGTCGACCTTGCGCCGGATCCCGTCGCTGCACTCATACCAGGTGTTGAGCACGTTCACCAGGCGATCGCGCATCACCGCGGGATCCCGCGTGAACTCACCCTTCACTTTGATCGGGGGAATTGTCCGGCCATCAAGCCCGCGTCTGAAGCGAACGACGTTGTCGTCGGATCCGCCCCACGCGAAATCCACTCCAGCAGTGAGGGGATCGTCAGACATAGGTCGTACAGGTCTTCGCTGGGCGTCCTCAATGCGCTTGGCATCGATGAACTGGCCGCCGCCGGCTTGTGGGTAAAGCCCGCGATATCGCACGCGGACATGGTCGGAGTCTTCCCCATAGATCGCGATCGACTCGTTGATCTCCTGGACATTCACGCCTTCCACTTCGCGGCTGTCGATCACCATTGGGCGCCACCGATGCCGCTGATTGCCGAACACGCTCTCGTAGAAGCCGCCCTCCGAGCGAATGCACTGGCTGAATGCGATCCAGATGATCTCGGTGTTCTTGTCGGTCAGCGCGCCTTCTACAACGCGATAGATTGCGTCAGAGATGCCGCCAGCTTCGTCGAAAATGATGACGAGGCGTTTCCCATAGTTGTGCGCGCCGGCGAAGGCCTGCGGGTTCTCTTCCGACCAGGTGGCGAAATCTGTGCGCCAGGTCTGCTCGTGCTCGGCGTCGCAGATCTTGATCGCCTGCACATTCACTTCGAACCAACTCGAGTTGATCGAGAGACGAAACCACTTCGCCATCTCTGGCTGCGTCTTCGTCTTCAGCTGATCGCCGGTGTTCGCGGTGACGATCACCTTGCAGTCGACGCACGTGGACTTCGCCCAGTGAACGATCTGGCCGATCAGAGCGGACTTGCCTATTCCATGGCCTGAACTGACTGCTTTGCGGAAGGGAGTGTGACGCGTGGCGGGATTCTGGAGGTGGGTGCCGAGCTCGCTGAGGAACTCGCACTGAAACTTGCGCGGGCCAGTCTCGAGCTCGAGCTCGCCATGGCCCCAGTCGAATGAGTAGAGAACGCAACCGAGCGGATCCCAGCGAAACTCTGCGATCTGATCGAACAGAGCCTGCTCCGGATCGTTGATCTGCGGTGGCGTGGCGACCGCGCTCACTTGCGCCCCTGCACTCTCTGCAGCGCGCGCTGCATGCGCTCACTGATGGTGTGCGTCATCTCATGTTGCACTGGTTTGTCGTGGAGGTGATTCACGGTGTCGACTGGGCGCCCATAGGCCCGATCTTCGAGATACCGGAGCAAGTTGGTGAGCGGGATGATCGAAAAGTTGCCGCGATAGTCCGGGCCTTCGATGGCCCCTTCTTTTGCACGTTCGAGCAGCTGCCCTTGAGCGCCTATCCCGAGCCGTCTCTTCTCCAGATCGATCAGCGAAAGCCAGAGCTTCTCGGCCTTCGCCTGGCCCAGCACTTTCTGTGCGACGTTGGCGTTGGTGGGCCGCTCGACTTTCGGACGGCCGGCGCCCTGTCTTTTTCCGCCTGGAGGCATCTACTAAATCAAAACAATCAAAGCGCGATGGAACTCTTTACAGCGCGCATTGCGTCGGCATCGGTGAGCCGGAGATAGGCGCCGGTCGACGAAATAGATTTGTGGCCGAGATACTGCCGCGCGTTTTCGATGCCGGAACTGATTGAAAACATGGCAATTGTGTGCTTCAGCGCGTGCGGGTGGCGCTTGGCCTTGGGAATGCCGGCCAGCTCGCCACACTCCTGCATGATCTGTCCGAAGCGCCGGCGGGTGATCGGAAACAGCCTTTGATTTCCGTGCAGATTTCTAAGGAAATCAAACAGCGCTTTTCGTTCATTGAGGAGCGGATTCTCATGCTCCCAGAGATCGTGCTCGGTCCGGAGCGAGCCCTTGAGGCGCTTCACGGTCAGCTTGCCGTCGGCGAACATATCCCGCCTCAATTGAGTCACTTCCGTCGCTCTCAGACCATGCCAGAAGGCTATAAGAATAAGCAGCCAGTCCCGCTCCGAGCGCGCCCGCGCCGCAGTGAGAAGTGCGATCAACTCGTCGCGTGTGAGGCTTTGAATCATTCACGGAAATCAAAAACAATCAAAAAACTTCCCAGAACTACATATTGGGAAGTGGCGCGCAGCCTAGGCCGCGCGCGGAAGTTCACGGTCGCTGCGCCGGCGGCGTGCGGGAGCAGGGAACTTGATGGGCTTCGAGACCAGGTCCCACAGTTCCTCGATCCGGCGGCGGATCTCGGCGTAGAGCTCAAACCGCCTCCGGTCCACATGGCTGCGATGGATCGCTTCACGATGCGCGCGTGTGAGCTGCCGCTTCATGCGTGGGAGTACAAATCGACCAGGGTATTGAGCCGTTGGCGTTCGCCCCGGGGAAGCGTGTTGGGCCTCTGGCTGAACTTGCGATCGAGCACGCGCGCCCAGATCAGGTCGACCACATCGTCGACATAGCGCGGATCGGCCTGAGCCTGGCTCTCGGCCAGGAGGCGCAGCTCTTCCTTCCGATCGAGGCGCAGCTGCTTGAGCTTCTCGCGATGGTATTGCTTCGGAGTCATTGCTGGCGGATCATTGGATTGCGGAGATCAACATCTTCAGGCCTTCCCAGGCCAGGCCGGTGATGATCGAGGTCAGGGCAATGTTCACGAGCTGGGAGCGGTTGAGCTTGGCATGGAGCTGGGCGATCTCAGCATCTTTGCGGATGTTCGCGGCTTCCACCAGGCGGATCTTCGACCAGGCTTCGTTCAGCGAGCGCAGCAGGTCGGAGGTGTTGGCTTCGGAGTATTGCTTGGCGCGATCGATCTCATTGAGCGTGCCGAGCGCCCTGGCTTTGCCGATGGCAGTGTAGGTGCGGTCCACCATGGCCTCTAGCTGACTGAAACTCGACACAGAGGATTCATGTTACTGCACCGCTGCGGGTTCGAGGGACCAGTCCCAGCCGGAATTCGGGCCGACCGACGACACGAAGTGGGGGATCGGGTTCCGTGGACCGACAAATCTGACGCCAGGGATCTCGCCGTGCGGCATGTTGTCCGCTTGCTCCTTCTCTACGGGCCGGAACTCGCGCTCGCCGAAGTACAGGGTTTCGCGGCAGATGATGCCCTTGCGCAGGTCGGTGGGATCGACCAGGTCCGCCAGTCCGGAGCGCACCTGGTCTTCGACGTAGCTCTTGCTCTTGCGGAGGATCGGCGGGTCGACGCGCGGGTTGGCGCGCCGTGCAAACACAGGAAATCTCATGGTGGGCTGCGATGGGCTCCGCTTTAGCGCGCGGGCGTGCGGTCGAACGGATGAGACCTGGCGGTCGAAGGTAGTATGCCGAAGGATTGGGAAAAGTGAATGTTACCGAGGTACTAGACCGCTGGGATTTTCTCTTGGCTTAAAATGTGGGCCATGACCGATGAAGAGCGTTGGAAGATCGAGGGCCGCACTCGCGATGCCCTCCGCCAGGCCAAACACAATGCAGGACTTTTGCGCGCCGACATCGAAGCCCACGCGGTCAGACTCAAAGAGGCCAGCGAAAGCCTGCAGCAATTTTTAAATGAGCCGACTGGGGCTGGCCCGACTGGAATGAGCAGGTCAGACTACATCCTGCACTTCTTCAAGTCTGTGATCTCATTCGAGATCGAGGAGAAGATCCGCGAACTGGCGCGTGAAGCCGAAACCGTCGCGAAGCTCGAAAAGCAGATTGCAGAGTTCTGAGGCCGCCATCAGTGCGCTGCCTTCTCCTTTTTCACTTGGGCTCGCCTGCACCGACTTTGAACTTCACCTTCGTCGCCTTCGACATGTTCCCGCGATACATCGGATTGCTCCATCCGTAGAGAATTAGTTCATCTTTCCCTTTCGGTTCCGCCGGGTACTTGCCCGGAGTGAAGCGGGCGCAGTGTTTTTCTTTGGTGCTATTGCAGGTGAGAGTCGCGCTCACACCGTTGATTTTTGCTTGCATCCTAATCCAGCCCACGGTGCGAGTTTCAGCCCCGCGCGCCGCGCACATCGGTCCATATGTTCCGGGGAGACAAGCCACGCGAGCGGGAATGTCATAGCTTTGGGTGGACTGATCGACGCTGAGAATTTCTACTTCGATTTTGTCGCCCGCCCAACAAAATGGCGCAGCGCACACCAGTGCAACGGCCAGATATTTCTTCATGCCTACACTCCTTGGGGGAGTGATTTCTTTTTCTTGGCCCAACGAGCCTGAGCAGCACGTCGCATCTTTTCGCTGCGCTGTTCAGGCGTCATGCGACTCGCAGCGAGTTTTCCGCCTTTTCTTCCAAACTTCGCGAAATAGTCTCGAATTTCCTGCTTAGTCGCCATGCACCGCACCATAGCAAAAAGATAGGGGCTATGCAAGAAATATATTGACAATGCTTAGCCCCTGTGTACAATTAAACTTGTAGTCGGGCAGCTTGAGTGGTTGCACACCCACGCCGCCCTAACCGACACGACCTTACTGGAGGCCATGTGGCTGCACACGATCTTACCTTCGTTCCGCTCTCCGAATTTCCACAGCTCATCGATTTGGAGATCGAGGCCCTTAACTCTCTCGTCACCCGCGCCTTCGCCCGCGTCCACCTTTCAACCTGCGACTTCGCAGGAGCCTGGGGCGAATGCAATCAGCCCGCCACCGTTCACCACATCGCCAGCGAGCAGGAGTTCTGCCTCCGGCACTTTCAGGTGGTGAGCCGTGGCTGATGCCCAACGCGCCATCGTCGAAGCTATCGTCGCCCTCAACTTCAACGAACCAGAGAAAGCGCTCGACATCCTTCTGGGAGCGCTCTCGGAATCCAACTTCGCAAAGGAGAATTTCGATGGCAACCGCACCGCAGCATAATCAGGAACTTGTCCACCACATTCCATTGAAGCCGCCAGTCGATGCGGAGCTGGTTCCGTCCGCACCGATGGCTCTCGCTCTGCAACGCGCGCCGGAAGTGATTCTCGAAGAGGCAGGCAAAGCCGCTTCCGCTCTGCGCGACGTGATCGAGCGCAAGCCGAACAAGTGCGTCATCAACGGCAAGACATTCTTGCAGTTCGAAGACTGGCAGACGCTCGGCCGCTTCTACGGTGTGACGGCCGCAGTCCGCACGACGACCTATCTCGAATATGGCCGCGTGCGCGGATTCGAGTCGCACGCCGAGGCGATCCTGGTCTCGACCGGCCAGGTCATCTCGGGAGCGCAGGCCATGTGCCTCGACGATGAATCGAAGTGGCACGACAAGCCGCTCTTCCAGTTGAAGTCGATGGCGCAGACCCGCGCGGCCGCGAAGTGCCTCCGCAACGTTCTCGCGTGGGTTGTCGTGATGGCAGGCTATGCGCCCACTCCGGCGGAAGAAGTGGACGGCAGCGCAAGCGGTCGCGCGATCGCCTCGCGGATGGAATACACGCCGATGAACCCAGACCGCGTGCGCAAGCTGTCCTTTGAGATTGCCAACTCCCGCACCGTCGAGGAGCTGCGCGGCCGCTACCTGTCCGCTGGCAACGAAGCCAAGAAATTTAACGACCGCGAAGCGCTGAGCGCCTTCATCGCCGCGAAGGACGCGAGAAAGCGGGAACTCCAGTGACCGACGAAAACGTGCAGGGAACTGAGTTCTGGAAACAACTGCGCTGCGGCCTGGTCACCGGATCACGTTGCGCCGATGTCATCGCCTCACTGAAGCGCGGAGGCGAGTCGGCCGAGCGCCGCCGCTACCGCGAAGAGTTGATCGCCGAGCGCCTCACCGGGATTCCGATCGAGCAGTACGTC